TACATTTGATTTTAGTAAATTGGTTTTAGAATCAACAACTCAAACATCTATTGGTGGTAACTCACAAGGTGTTGATGATGGGCCTGGTTTTACATATGGTAACTCAAAATCATACAAAGCAGTTGGTGATGAAACCGCAAGAAGATTAGGGTGGCAAGTAGTTGATTATATATTAGGGGCAGATGAAGATTCTATATTCGCAAACGATGAAAGAAGTTTAGATGATAAGTATCCAGTATCATACTTTCCTGCTGGTATCGATGGTTTAGATTCACAAGCAATCAGATACGTTGATTTAAAAGGTAATTCAGCATATAAGACTTGGGCAAAACATATCACAAATGTAGCAACGGCAGTTGGATACAAACTTATCAGTTTCTTAGATGCAGAAGAATCTATTGATGATACTAAAGAAGCACCAATAACGGCACCATCGCCAGAAGAAAGATTAAAAGATGGTGATGATGAAAAAACTAAGATTCACGAAGGTAAGTTTCCAGGTAGAAAGGGTGATTTCATTAAATACAAAGATGAATACTTTGATATAAAAAAGACAGCAGGTTCAACCGCATACGTTAAGTTTAAACATACCGCCGCTCATGCTTTTTCTCAAGTGTGGGATAGTGAGGTAAAACTTTCTAATGAAAAACATAGAGGTAAGCGTGTTTGGGTAATGGAACAAAAATTGAATATCAACGAAGGATTGATTACCGAAGGTGGGGCATATGGTCATATGGCTCACCCATTCGATACTGAGATGAATCTAACATTTGGTGATTTGAAAACAATCATATCAAACGCATTAAATGGTAAGTTAGAGTTTACAAGAGAGAAAACGGATGGACAAGCACTTGCTATTAGTTGGAGAGATGATAAAGGATTAATCGCAGCTCGAAATAAAGGGCATTTGAAAAATAGAGGTGAGGGTTCATTGGATATTAGTGGAGTAGCATCTAAGTTTCAAGGTAGAGGTGGATTAACTGATGCATACAATTTCGCTATGGAAGATTTATCTAAAGCAATCAAAGGATTATCTAAAGCACAAAGAGATAAGATATTCAATCAAGGTTCATCGTTTATGAATTTAGAAGTTATCTATCCAACATCTGTAAATGTGATTCCTTATGGACAACCACTTTTGATATTCCACGGAACAATGGATTATGATGAAAACGGAAAAGCAGTTGGAGCAAATACTGAAAGTGCAAGAATCTTAGCTGGTATGATTAAACAAATTAATCAGAACGTTCAAAACAACTATACGATTCAAGGCCCACCTGTAGTTAAGTTACCACAATCAGTAGAACTATCTAAAAAACAAAGTAAATATTTCTCAGCACTAAACAAAATCCAAAAAGAATTCAAACTAAAAGATTCAGCTGGTGTGGCAGATTATCATCAAGCATGGTGGGAACAATATGTTGATAAAAACTCACCATCAAGATTAGATAATAAAACTAAAATGGGACTGGTAAAGAGATTCGCATTTTACGATAAATCTTTCAGATTAGATAAAAAGAATATTTCAGATTCCAAAGTATTAGATTGGGCAAAGAAAACAGAGAAGATGGACCATGCTAAAATATCAAAACAAAATCTTCGTAAGTTTGAAGATATTTTCTTAGGTGTTGGGGCAGAGGTACTTTCATTTATGGGTTCTGCGTTAACTGTAAATCCAGATGGTGCTGTTAGAGATATGAAGAAAAGGTTGGAAACTACAATCAAAGATGTACAGAAAAGTGGTGATGTTAAAAAGATAGCAAAACTAAGAATGGAATTAGAAAGATTAGCCGCAGTTGGTGGTAAAGATAAGATTGTACCAAACGAAGGAATTGTGTTTACATACAAAGGCGGAACATATAAACTAACTGGTACATTTGCATCATTGAATCAAATATTGGGATTAATGTATTTTTAAATTAATTTCCATATTTATATATAAAACAAAGTTATGTCAAATAAGTTAAAGAATGTAAAAGCAGTAAAAGAGATGTTAGGTGGGGAACACAAAACCCAAACTAAAAAAACAGTCTCATTTGCTGATAAGGTTATTGAAAGACGAGAAGTTGGAGAAACTTGGACTGATGATAAAGGTCAAAAGTGGGAGCAACGAAATGGTTACAAAGTTAAAGTTGGTAAACTTTCTAAACTCAGAGAGGAGTTGAAATCGTTTCCTAATTGTAACAAAGAAACTTGTACTTGTATTGAACCAGGCCAAGCTGATTTAAAAATGAAAGCTATACATGGTATGTGTTTAAATTGTGTTGTAGAAATGGAACATAAATTAAAACTAAATGGTGAGTATGATGAGTATGAGAGAAAAAAGATGTTAGCTAACGCTGAAGCATGGTTAAAACAAGCTGAGTTAGAAAAAGAAGTTTTAAAAACAACTCTGAAAGCATCCTTCGTAAACGAAGATGGTTCTATTGAAAAATGGAAAGAAGGGATGACTGAAGATGAGTTGATGGAAAAGATTGATAAAGAATTTGAAACCTTTAGAGAAAACTTTATAGGAAAACTTAAAAATGAACAAAGCACAGATTAAAGAATTCATAGAATCAAAGTTTGAATCATATTCATCAAATGGTACAGATTCTACATTATGTGTAGAGTTTGCACTTTCTGATTTATACGAACATCTTTGTACAGAAAATCTTATGAACGAAGATTTAAGAAAGTGGTTTGGTAAAGGCCCAACAGGAACATCATCAGGTGGTGGTTGGGATAGATATGGTTCAGATGGCCAGAAGTTAGGTAAATGTGGTGATGGTAAAAAAGGTGGAGCTTATGCAGCTTGTTTATCAAAAGAAAAAGCCGCTAAGTTAGGACCTAAAGGTAGAGCATCATTTGTTAGAAGAAAAAGAGCCGACCAGAAAAAGGCAGGTGATTCTAAAAAGGGTGGAAACAGAACTAAAGGAAAATCACCTACGAATAGTAAGACAGGGGCATAATAATGAATACCAGATTAAATAAAAAAGTCAAAAAAGATTTAGATGCGTATTTTAAAGGGTACAAAGGTTCAGAGCCAGAAGTACATCACGCATTAAAACACATCCTAATGGGTGCGTTAACAGATGCTAACTTCCATGCTGAATCTAAAAAAGCAGCTAGTATGTTTCCTAAAGCAAATCAAGCTAAGCATGCTGGTAGAAAAGATTTTGAAGATTCAATCGAAATGAATCACGGAGTTCCAATCGCTAAAGCAGCTAAATGGGATGGGTATGAAATTATAGATGCTATCGCATATTGGGCATCAATGTTTATTGGTGGGCCTGTAGGTGCTAAAATTACTTCACTTAAAGAAGGTTTAAACGAAAACATTAGAACGTTTGTAAATCAATTCATAAAAGAAGTAACTCACTCATATGAATACGAAACGATGAGTGGTAGAAACGAAGATGAAAATGATAAAGAAGATTTTAGAATCGGAAATTATCACACAAAATATTTCCACGTTTGTCCTGGCGCATCATCTTTATATATGGATATAGAATCTAAAGGTGTTGATATGGATATGGCAGAACGAAGTGCAAGATTACATGATGTACTTTTCTTTGTAGAAGAACATATTCAGAGAGATGGTTACAAACCTGAAAAAGATTATATAATGGTAGCTAAAAATCTTCAGAAGAATATAATGAAGATGGCAGAGATGATGGGATTAGAAAAAGAACATCACTATATTCAAGGGCATGTTGATACAATTATCAAAACTGTAGAAGGTAAAAAGTTAGAAGAAAAAGTAATGAACCTTACAGAAAAAAATGTTCCTACAAATCCATCTAAATGGTCTTACTATAAATCACAAGCTAAAAAGAAATTTGATGTGTACCCATCAGCATACGCTAATGCTTGGGCAGCAAAACAATACAAAGCCGCAGGTGGTGGATGGCGAAAAGGAAAATCTGAATCTATCGAAGAAGGTGTAATGTCTAATATCCATTTGTTAGCTAATGCATCTAAAGATTTTGAAGATTTCAAAAAGAAGTTTAAAAGAGATTACAAAAAAATATTTAAAAATACTCCTGATTTTATGGATTGGTTATATGGCATGTACAAAGATATGGCACCATTGAAAGCAGGTGAGAAAGTTGAAGAAGCTACTAGAGGTCAGATTCATAAAGCAGCTAAAAAAGGTAACTACCCAGCAACTATAGTGGTTTCTGAAAAAGGTAAAGTGGTTTATCAAGAGTTAGTAAAAACTCCACAATTAGTTCCAGCTATATTTATGATTCTACAAAAGAAATATCCAAACGCAAAAATTAGTGTTGAATCAAAAACTGGTGAAACATTGTTTACTGAAGCTATGGATATGAAAAAAAGATTAAAGGTTTACGATAAACTTAAAAAGGGTGATAAGATTACCATTAAGTATGGTTCATCTATGAGAAGTGGTAGAGAACAGGAATTTGTAGTATCCAAAGGAAAAACTAAAGTTGGAAAAGCTCAAGTAGAAAGAATCATTCTAAAAAATCCAGCAAATCCAAAAGGTGTAAAATACTATCTTTACAATAGAGATGGAAATGTATCTATGGCTATTGGTGATATGGCAGCTACTATCGAAGATATGCATGAATCAGTTAATGAAGGATTATCTGTAACTGATGAAAGACACTTTGGTAAAAAAGGTATTATCATTATGATTGATGATAACGGAAAGAAAGTATCAGCTATCTTTAAAAACAAAAAGAATGCAGATAAGTATAACAGAAACAAAGCATCGGATTTACAAACTCTTTTAAAGTTAGCAAAGAATACTCCATACCCAAAAGCAATAGATGAATCAATAAACGAATACTTTGTTGAAAACTATCAAGATGTAAAAGAGTTGGTTGAGTTTTTAAAAGAAAACAAACCAAATGTTAATGAAGCAGAATATCAGGGAAGAAAAGTAGAACTGAATAAGATTATGCAAGGTGATGTTAAAAAGTTTAAAGTTTATGTTAAGAACCCAAAGGGTAATGTGGTAAAAGTAAACTTTGGTCACAAAGGTAAAGGTGGTGAAAAAACAATGTCCATCAAAAAGAATAATCCTGAAAGAAGAAAATCATTCAGAGCAAGACACAATTGTGATAATCCTGGTCCAAAACATAAAGCAAGATATTGGTCTTGTAGAAAATGGTAATTGGGTTTATTAAAAATATTTCTATATTTATTATAACAAGTTAAATTTAAAAAGGCACAAATTATGAGCACATTATTAGTTATTTTAGGAGTAATCGCTGTAGCGGTAGCAACCTATTTAGTGTTATTATACACTGGAAAAATCAAAGATGCAGATGGAGATTTTATTCCTGATGTAGTAGAAGATAAGGTAGATGACATCAAGGAAGATGTAGCAGAAGTTAAAGCTGAAGTAAAACGTAGAGCGAAAAGAGTTAAACAAGAACTTAAAGACGTAAAAGAAGCTGGTAAAAATCTTGCTAAACAATCTAAAGATGTTGTTGAAGCTGCAAAAGGTGGAAAAAGAAAAGGTAGAAAACCTTCTAATCGTAAGAGAAAACCAGCCGCTAAAAAATAAGGTGGCTGATGAGAAATCAATTCGGTGATATTAGAAACCTGATAATTGTAGTCTTAATAATTGTAATTTTATTATTAAGACAATGTTCTGGTAGCGGTGAACCAACCCCATCAGAACCAACTATTATCACAAAGGTGGAAACGAAATACGATACGATTACCATAGATAAAAAGGTTTATGTTCCTAAGTGGAAAACAAAAATAGTTACACAAGTTGATTCCATTTTAGTAAATACCCCAATCGATACTTTAGAAGTTCTAAAAGATTATTACGCTAAAAATGTATTTGTAGATGAAATCCAATTGGATTCATTGGGGGTTGTTACTATAACAGATACAATATGGAAGAACACATTATTCAATAGACAAGTTAGCTCAGATATTATAATACCTACAACGACTGTAACTCAAACTGAATATATAAATCCAAGAGAATTCTATGTAGGATTCGGATTGAACGGAACTTCATCACAATTTAATTATGTGGGTGGTTCTTTATTATATAGAACACGAAAGAAACAGGCGTTTGGATTAGGTATTGGATTAAACGACCAGTTCCAACCAATAATCTCTACTCAGTTTCTTTGGAAATTGGGTAAGAAATGAGTAAAAACATAAAAGAACTTATTAGGGAAGAATACATTAAGTGTGCTCAGAACCCTGTCTACTTTTTCAAAAAGTATTGTTATATCCAACACCCAAAGCGTGGGAAGATTCTTTTTGATTTATATCCATTCCAAGAAGATGTAATGGGTGAATTGGATGAACATCGATTCAATGTAATTCTCAAATCACGACAATTAGGTATCTCAACATTATCCGCAGGTTATTCTTTGTGGATGATGTTATTTCACGATGATAAAAACATATTGGTAATCGCAACCAAACAAGAGGTAGCTAAAAACTTAGTTACTAAGGTTAGGTATATGCATGAAAACCTACCGAGTTGGTTAAGAGGTGATACCGAAGAAGATAACAAACTATCTTTACGATTAAGAAATGGTTCAACCATCAAAGCAACATCAGCAAGTGGTGATGCGGGTCGTTCCGAAGC